TGGCAACATGTGCTTTTGGTCATGCACCAATACACTCGCGGCCACAAACTCCGCAAGTGGTCCCCAGAAGAAATCGCTCGAGACACTGATATGACCACCAGTCCAGGATTCCCACTTGACCAGTGGCACCACACCAAAGGTGGTGTGTACGCGGACGAAAGGTTTCTTCCTCTTTATGAGAAGTACCTTCGCTCGCTCTACACCGATGAACCCGATCATTGTGTCCACCAACTCAACGTGAAATATGGCGAGTTGAGGCCTCAGGACAAACTCGAGAAAGTTCGCGTCGTCGTCTGTGTTTGCATGCTCCAAATATTCGCCAGTAAACATTTTGCTGGTGATTTCATGCGGTTGTTCATGCTTGGCAAATCCCTACATAAGGTTGGCCGGTCACCTTTCACTCTCGGCATTGGTTCAGCGCATGGCAATTTCCATGCCCGGAAAAATCGGTTCCAGAATCCAGGGTATGGTATGGACGGCAGTACCTGGGAGTGCGTCATCTCTTCAGATGAGAATTACCTTTTTGCCCGTATGATGGCGGACGTGCTCCAGCTGACCGCCGATGATGAGAAAGCTTTCATGTCACTCATGAAGACCGACGATGAGTGTTACATGTTGTGTCTGGATGGCCGCATGAGGTGGAAGTTTGGTAACAATTCATCTGGCGGTTTCTTCACCGCTCTCAAGGCAAGCGTGATTGCGGAAGTCAGGTTCATGAGTAGTTGGCTGACCCAGAGACCTGACCTCAACACGGCCGAGATGCACCACGTTATGCCGCGTGAGATTCTTGGAGATGACATCAATGTTTATCCCCTACCGGAATCTGGTATTGATCCCAAGGTCGTACAGTCATCCATGTTTGAGTGCTATCGCACAGCACATGAGATGACCAGTATCATGCCGGTGGAAGATACACCCTGGCATTCGTGCACCATGTCATTCGTTGACTCCTGGTGGGTCCCTCTGTACCCATTTGACAAGGCGTTTGGAGCATTGAACCAATCCGTTGCGGATTCGGTGAGACTTGACCGTGCCCAAGCCTTCCACATGTTGATGTACGGAGATGGCGAAGTTTGTGAGTGGCTTGCGTCGTTTGTCGTTTACCTCGGTGGCCAACCACAGACGCGGAGGTTCCTCAAGTGTCTGTACTCCTCAGAGCCAGACTACTTCTACCAGTATGTGAGTGCAGTGGCTTACAGCGATGCTGCCACTAAGGTCGACAAATGGGTTGGTTACCACGTCCCACCGGCATTGAACGCGCCTTGCACACTGAAGCGCGGTTTGACGGGTGGAGTGTGTCCGCCCGAAATTCGATGTCAACCAGGAAAGTCC